ATGCGGTTTTGGAGACCGCTGCTCTACCACTTGAGCTACCGGAGTATAAAAGCCGCCCTTGGAATCGAACCAGCCGTGTCTACACACACGCGCCGCGCTCCAAACTGCGCTCAGGCGGCCATATAAAAACAGCTCCGGTTCGCCGCCGGGGCTGTTGGTTGGCGCACATCCTGTCAGGAAAGCTACACCTTGGCAAGGATTCTAAGGCCTTTTCTTGGCACGGGAGGTTGCACGTGCGGCCTTGCGGGTTGTCTAGTCCATGCGCCATACGGTGCGATACGGCGGAATCGAACCGCCTCCTGTCTCTCATGAGCGGCAGGCTGCCTTTGTGTCAGTGTATCGCATAGAAGCAGCCCGCGAAACGTGAAGAGAGCAAAGCCCGGTACCTGCAAGCAGAAAAGGAGGAAAATGCCAAGAAGGGACACGTTTCGGAGGCTGCGTGCATCGGTTTGCCTTTTGGCTTTTCCGATGATACAATTTTACACCATGCGATAGTGAAACCGCAATGTAATGACAGTGCAATGTTTTTAAAGGCTCAGCTCCTCCATTGCTTTGCGCCGCAAGACATAGACCATGCGCAGAGAGTAATTCATATCTTTTGCGACCCTGTCCCACGTGAGGCAATCGAGATAGTACTTGTACAGCACCGTATATGCTTTCTCGTTCCGGATCCGGTCAAGTGCGCTCTTGATCTCAAGAAACAGCCTGTCGCAGACCGCTCTTTGCTCATAAGCGCGGCGCTCCGCTTCCTCCTCGCGTTCCACCGCCCGGGCAAGGCTCTGGCCATCTTTGCTGCCGCCGGGGGCCGCGCTGAGGCTCTGGGTGATGTGCCGGGTGGCCTCCTGTGCTTCGGTCAGACGGTCAGACAGCAAGTAGTATCTTTTCTCTGCTTCGCGGTAGCGGTTCAGCCATGCCTTGACAGACCGGTAATCGGTTCCGTCCGGCTTCGGCGTGTCGGTGTCAGGTGTCCATGTGCGGGTCATTGTTTTCCTCCTTGCTAGCGAAAATCTCAAAAGTGACTTTTAGCTTCCTGTTTCCGATAACGCCCCACACCTTTTCGAGCTTTGTTTTGTCTGAATTTCCCATTTCAGTAATAAAATGAGTCAGAACAGCGGAAACTGCTTCGTCGGTCACATCAGACTTGCTTTTCCATAACTGCAATCCATCTTTCCGCTGCTTCATCATCGTTCCGGCATAGATGGTTCCAAATAGCCCACATCCAACATGATATTCAGCCATTTTCGTCCTCCATTTCTTCAATCTCAATTTCCACCCGGGGTTTCTCCCGGTCAAGCCCCACCCGGCTGCCATCGTGGGCGGCTACTATCTTGCTGTTGTCGTCCTCCAGCACGCGGGCTTTCACCAGAATGTCCGTGGTCGCCTCGATGAGGTTTGCCAGATCAACCCGGCGGGCGGTCTTCATGTAGTACACGCACCTCACGTTCACGCGGGCAGAGATGGGGCTGCGCGGCCTTTTGATTTGCCGCAGGCAGTCGGTCTCATAATCCACGTAGGCCTTGCTAGGGGCCACAAAGCGCCCACCTGAGCGGCTTCTGAGGATGCGGGCAGAGTTTTTCTTGGTGCGGGGGTCGCCGTAGAGGGTCAGCTTCATCTCCCGTCCTCCACATAAAACCAGGATTGCGGTGGTCGCTCAATATCTACAGGCTCATAGCCAAATTTTGTTGCCCGTAGTCTTGCGAAAGCACTTAACGGTCGTGGGCGGTCGTAAATTTTTAGGTCGGAAATGTGCCAGCCATACAGGTCTTTCATGTCGGAATAGTTCATACCGATATCCCAGCCGGCGTATTTCTTCACCTGCTTGATACTGAGGCAGCTTCCAGCAATCGCAGATTCGATATCTTCTTTGACCACACAGTATTCAGGGCCAATGCGTCGGATGCCGTCGCATGTAAACTCGCCAATGATATTGCCATCCAACCGCTTCCATCCTTTGCCCGGGACAATTAGGAGCCAGCCTATTTTGGATTTGCTTTTCGTGCAATAGACATAGCACTTAAATGGAGTCTCCAGCTTCGGGCTGGTCCTGCGCACCTCAAGGGTCTTTTGCCTCCGAATGATGAGGTCGCACCATTCAGGCCGGATACTCAAAAGGACTGCTTTCATGCTCGTACCTCTCCCTTCAGTAATACTCGATCTCCACCAGAGATGTGGATACCAGCTCAAATCGGCCATCTCCAAGAGGGATTTGCAGGAGCTGATACTCACGCTCAGCAGATAGCTTTGTGTCAGGAAGCAGCTCGCCAAAGTCCTCCACGGTAATGGTGTACTTCGGCTTACGCCTACCGGCATAGCCAACTTTTTCAATTGCCGGGGAGTATACCGTGACATGGTAACAGGGGTGGTCAGCAGTTTCAGCTTCAGTTTTAGTTTCAGCATCAGCAGATGTCGAACTACAGGATGTAAACCACAGCGTCACAATTAGCAATGCTGCTGACACGATAAAGCAGGCCATTCTCTTTTCGGTTTTCATGCGTCACTTCTCCTCCTCAAAAGTCCCAGTCGGAAGGAACACCGAGACGGCATTCTCCATCGCCATCGTTACTGGTCGGCTTATCGAATGGGCACCCCGGGCAGCCATTTCCAGCCGCCAAATGGCAATGGCAAAAATCCATCAAATAATGGGCCATGTCCTCCGGACTCATAGTGTCGGTTTCAGGGTTAGATTTCGCTTGATTATTCATCGTCGCCCCTCAAATACTCCACAAAATAGGTCAAAGTAGATTTGCCGCTGCGCTTTTCCTTTCCCACGCGGACGGTGTAGCCGTTCATCGACAGGACGACAACCAGCGCTTTCCGGTCCTCCACCTTGTCGCAGTCAATCTTGTAATGCTGTGACATGTATTCATCCTCCGTGCCGCTACTTGTATAATCAGCAGCGGTTTATGTAACTGTGTTTGTATTTCAGGCCTTGAGATCGCTTTGCGGGCGTTCCAGCCAGTCGCGGACGGTATCTTCGGACGGCGCGCCGTCGTCGCACAAGGCCAGAACCGCCGGAACCAGCTTCCGGGCCATTTCTTCGTCATCCATGTCCCGGATAGCGTCTCCGATCGTGGTCTGATCGCTCGTTCTGATTTCCAGCGCCAGCTTCACGACGGAGCCGTCCTGACGGGTCCACGAGCAAATAAGGCTCTGGCCGCCGATCTTTTCCAATGTGGTCAACATCGTATCGCGACAGGCGGCGATAATAGCTTCAGCTCTTTCCATTACCTGTACTCCTTTCCGGTGGCCTTGTCCCTCAGCGGGATGCGGCCTATGATTTCAAACCCTGCGATATTTGCCATCTGGCGCAGCAGGGGAACGATGTCTCCGATTCTGTCAAGCCGGGCGGCTTCCTTCTGGTACTCGTCCCGGCAGATGTTGCGCATGGCTGCGGTCGGTGTCGGGTCTGCATAGTGCTCGGCATTCCGGCCCATATTTTCCTTGCTCATGTTCTCACCCTCTCTCTTCCCACAAATACGCCCGAGAACAGGCGTTCTCCGATGGTATAGTGATAATACCGGTGTCCTGCCGGAACGCCGTCTGCAGGGCCATCTGCCGGTCTGAGCACCATCGGATGACTAGCGACCTGAACGACATACTCACCGCCCTGCACAAGCCGCTGCATCCAGCTTTCTGCAGGTGCAGCATCAACCCGGCTTCCATCCATGCAGCAGACCGCTACGGCAGGCGGAACAGGGGACAGCATCGTGAAAAGTGAAAGCTGTTCGACTTCAATCACGGTGCACCTCCTACTTTGTAGATCAGAGCCACAGCAAGCATCCAAATCATAAAAGCGGTAGTTGCTGCAAGAGCTATGGGGTGATCGCGCAACAGCCAGACAAGCAGTTTCGATGCAGCCGCAGAGGCTTCCGCCAGTTCTTCCGTAAGCTGGCCCAAAATCTCAGTTTTGGGCAGGTAGTCGGAAATTTTCTTTTCAGCCATCGCCGCTTTTCCGCGCGGCTGGCGGCTTCCGAATTCACCCATTGTTCTTTTCCTCCAGTTCAGGGCCTGTGATGTTAGGCATCCAGTGGGTGACATCATCCAGAGGAATGCACTCTCTGTTCTCAGCCCAATCTCCGTTTTCATACATGAATGCGGTCAAGATAGCACCATCGGAACAGTACACGATGACATCAACATTCGGGTCAGGCGGGTCTTTCTTTGCATCTCTCCAGAGCTGGCGGGCCATTTCCTGCGGGTCAGCTTCAGGAAGAGCATCAATAACCCTGTTCACATCAACCAATGTCTTGAGGTAGCCCAGAGTGGCCTCCATGAAAAGATGCTGCTTCAGGGTTTCAACATCAAGATATTTCCGCTTCATCTGGATCCCCCCTCACTTCACGGACGGGTTCACACGCTCAACCAGCTCACAGCCGGGCACTGCCGTGCCGGTCTTGAGCAGGGCCGCAATGGCCGTCTTGTTGGGTGTGCGGGTGGTCATCTCGGTCATGTACTCGGCAGGGACGGCAGCTTCATCCAGCACGCAGACGGCCTTACTGCGGCGAAAGCTCACCGCGCACCGGTCACTGCTGAAGTTCTGCCCACCCAGAGCATCGGTCAGATAGTGCTTGAGACTGTCGATCTTGCGCTTTGCGGCCGCCTTGCGGTCAGCAAAAGCCTTTTCCTGTGCTTCAAAGGCCACAACATCAGCTTCGAGGTTCTTTACCCAACAGGCGATGTTGTCAACCTTCTCGGCCTTTGCCATGTTCAGCTCTTCCAGCCGGTCGATGTCCATAACTTC